TTGGTGTAGGTGCTGGTCAGTGTCGGTAAGCTGTGATTTGCCATTTAAACACCTTTTACGTTCCAGCCGACTGTGCCTGCGATGCGGGTGCCGGAAGTGTTGAACTGAAGGATCTTGAATCCAGTGGGGTTTGGAACGTCGACGAAATTGTAAACCGCAATGCTGGCCGAGGTCCCAGACGGGGTGACTGTGATGCTTTGGACATCGACAAAGGTCACATTGAACCTCACCGGTGTGCCACTTGAATCGAGAGTGACATTTCCGCTGGTTGTTGTGCTAGTTGCACTCGTAACCGTGAACGTATTTGAAGTCACCGACGTGATGACGTATTCGCCGTCGGTAGCAGTTCCGCTTGTGAAATCCATATCCACACGTTCGCCGACCTGACGACCGTGTGCGGTGAAAGTAACGGTAATGGTTGTGCCGGTTTGCGAATAAGTCGCCGACTGTGACGGGTAGGTGCGGATGCTGCCGGCGTCGTTGACCAGCTTCACATCAAAGCGGACATTTAGGCCCGTAACAGTGAGCAGGTCATCGCCACCGACGCTGCTGAAATCGTAACGAACTTTGGCCCACCTGAAGTTTGATACAAACGCGCTAGACACGCCAGCATAGTCTGTCCAAGGTCCGGTGGCGCTGCCGTTGCTGACGCTTAGGGTAGGGGTGGTTACAACAGTGCCGGACACTGGCACAGCAGTCAGGGTGGCCGTAATTCTTGTGGCCGCCAGGGTAGTTCCGTAGTCGAACACCTCCTCATAGCTCCCGCTAGTTTGCGAAGGCTGCGCGTAGATTGGGAACCCTGCGTTGATCTGGTCTTGCGGCGTGGCCCAGCTGCGGCTTGTGAAATGGGTTTGCCATGTCTCGGTCGGTGAAACAGGCGTCAACTGGCTGTCAGCGTTAACAACGAAATTGGACCGCGTTCCGCCAAACGAGCTGTTTTGATTGAATTGCAGCGAATAGTCGGGCGGCTGGTTGACCAAAGCTGCGACAGTTGACTCTGCACCTTCATTGCCTGCTACGTCGTAGGCTCGGACCCGGTAAGTGTAGGTGCCAGCGGTGCTCTCAAAAATAGCTGAGAAGCGCGCCGAAACGCGACCGATGACGGTAGCCCCGGCCCATGTCGACCCGCGGCGCAGTTCGTAATAATCGACCGGAAGCGTGGCTTGCGCGTCACCCCAGCGCAGCAAGACATTGTTGTCGATAACCTCCTGTGACATCGTGACCGCCACAGGAATGGCGACTGTTGCGGTGACGCTTCCGGCCGCTCCGGTCGTTGCGTTGATGTCCACCGCGGCCACCCAGAAAGTCCGCCCTCCGCTCCACTGCGCCTTTGCCGATACTGTTGTTCCCTTGATTGTCCCGATAGAAGTCCCGGCTGCGAAGCTGGCGCCGTACCGAACTTCGTAAAAGTCGGTCGGCATGGTTCCTTGAACCGCATTCCAGGTGAGGACGACGTTTTCACCAACAAACGCGCTCGCGACAGTTGGTGCAACCGGAGAGACAACAGTCGCCGTGATGCTGCCTGCGGTTCCGAGATTCCCGTTAGTATCGCTGGCCGCGACCCAGAAAGTCCTGGCGCCAGACCAGTTAGCCCTGGTCTGCAGTGAAGTGCCTTTGATCGTGCCAAGTGAGACCCCGGCCGCGAAACTGGCGCCGTACCGAACTTCATACGAATCTGTCGGCAGTGTTCCTGAGACATCAGACCACGACAGAACGACGTTCTCGCCGGCAAAGCTGCTGGCGATAGTTGGCGCACCAGGCAGCGAAATTGTGGCTGTAGCGCTGCCGGCCGAGCCCGTGTTTCCGTTCACATCGATTGCGGCAACCCAAAACGTCCGAGACCCGGTCCAGCTTACTTTTTGCTGTAGGGACGTTCCCTTGATGCGTCCGATCGAAATTCCGCCGGCATAAGTTGCGCCATGCCGAACTTCGTATTCTGCGGTTGATAGCGTCCCCTGAACGGCATTCCAAGACAGAACAACGTTCTCTCCAGCCAATGCCGCAGCAACCGTTGGGGCACCAGCCAATGTGATATTGATCGCCGCGGATCCGGCAGACCCTGTGATGCCGGCAACATTAACGGCCGCGACCCAGAATGTGCGCGATCCAGTCCAGGTAACCGGAATGGTTAAGCTGGTGCCCTTGACGTTCGCGACGTTTGTTCCCGTGGCAAAGCTGGCACCGAACCTGACGATGTACTCTGAAACCGCCAGTGTTCCGACGGCCTCCGTCCACGTCAATGTAAAGAAGTCGCCTGACTGCGTGGCGGTGACCGTTGGTGTCGCGGATGGGTCGATTGTGACGTTTATGCTGGCAGGCGCTGCGCTGTAGTTCCCTGAAGTGTCCAGCGCACGAACTGCAAACGTCTTGGTGCCGGTCGGAAGCAGTCCAACCTTAAACGAGGTTGTCTTAGCAATCGCTAGTACAGTCGCCCCGTCTTTGATCTCGTATCCATCCAGGTCAAGATCGGCCACCTTGTCCCAAGTTAATGTGATTCCGATGCTTGGGTCGACGACAGCAGCAAGCCCGGTGACGGTGGCCGGCGGCGCAGTCTTTCCGACTGCTGAGATCGTCGTCTCAGCGTATGTGGATGACTGTTTACCGGTAGGGCCAACCGAATACACCCGGATTACGAAGTCACCGGGTGTAATGTTGAGAATGTCAAAGTCACTGACATTGGTCAGTGCTTCGATAAAGTTGGAGCCGTCCTTGCTCCACAGAACACGGTAGTTGCTTGCACCGTTGACGTTCTCCCATCCAATACTGACCTTTGCGCGGACCTCTGCCTGGTACAGGTATAGAGACTCGGATGCCAACAAGTTGACAGGTGCGGCCGGAATCGGCGTCAGTGCCGTTAAATCGCGCGGCTGCAGCACCAAACCGTTCTCGACAGTGTCGTACTTGTCGGGGTTATGCTTGAGAGCGGTGATCTCTACCTGACCGTTGTCCTGCTCCACCACGGTCAAAACACGGAACGTCTGAGCCTCCACCGTGCTGGTCGACATGATCCACTGGGCGCCAGATTGCGGAGCTGCTGCCAACGGGGTGACCAGATTGATCGTGTTCCCGGCAGCGCTTGCCACCTGAGACTGTCCGACGGTGCCGTTTGGGAGAACCGCGTAGATCGTCCAAACAGATGCGCCCAGGCTTACAGGTGCGTCCAGAGTAACCGCAGTGCTTGTAGCGCTGCGGACCCGGCCGCCAAGCCGAACGCCGGCCCGACTAGCGTCAGCGACTTTGATAACTTGGCCTGGACGAGCGACCGCGCCCTCAAGTCCGGCCTGGAACGTTACGGTCTCTGCCTCGTAGCGTTCAGAGAACAGCAACCAGCGACCGACACGCGCAGCCTGCCCGCGGCTGGTGCAGCCGACCGCCACCACCTCGGTGGGCACCACGCCGAACCGTGCGATCGCATCGGCGTCCTCGACGTACTCGACTTTCTGCTTGTACAGATCCGCAGGATCATTCCAAGTGACCAGCGCGACCGTGTGACGGGCCTTGGCGCTGCTGCCGGAATAGACGAATTGGCCGTCGATGACGTTGGACTGTGTGAACAGCGCGACAGGGTCGCTGGGCGAGTCTTGGGCCACCGTGAGCGCCCCGCTGGCCCAGTACACCATCGATCGAAAACAGCTCGACAGATCCTGTACAACCTTGAAGGCTTCCGCGCGGCTCTGTAGGTACAGGTTACAGGTGAAGCGCGGCTCAAGCCCGCCGAATCCGTCATTCACCAGTTCGTCGCAATACTGGCTGATCGTGTAAAGCGCCCACTTATCAACCTGTGCGGCTGGGATGTAAGCTCCCAGTCCGTATCGTTCATTCGTCACTAGGTCGTAAAAGCACCACGCTGGATTATCTGTCCACTCTGTCTTAAAGGTTCCGTCCCATAAGCCAGTATAAACCCGCGTTGCAGGATCGTAATTGGTCGGTACTTTGACTTTAAGCAGCTTTACATCATAGCCGCGCGTCGGGATCCCCTGGAATGCCGACGCATCAAACTTGGTAGTGATTAAGGCTGAGTTCGGATAGCGGAGCTTGGCCTCAATGATTTCTGTGTACGTGTCCCAAAAGGTCTTATTCTGTAGCTTGAGGTTCGTGCTGTCGGCCGTGATCCTGCGCACGCGAATATTCCAGGGTGCGGATCCGGTCAGCGCGATCTTGTAGGCCCGCTGGTATTTGCTCGTCGCCTTGCCGTCGATCGTGTCGGTCACCTTGGTGACGTAGCTGCCGCCGCTCGCCTGGACATCGATTGCGATATCAACCTCGGTCCCGACTTGGGAGCCGTCATCCTTGGCGCGGTAGAGCGCCGGCACACTTAATATCACGCGGGCTGCGTTGACGTCAGAGTTCGAAATCGTCCGCACGACCGCCGTTGCGGCCGTCACTTCAGTGTTGACGTTGAGCGTTGACTCGATCGCGGCAGCGTCGGAAATGTAGGTCTGCGACTGTGTGCCTGGCCGCGTGTCATACACGACATCAGAAAAGTTCCGGCTGCCGTCTCCATTCTCAAGCGGCGTGCCGTTGAGATAGATCGACTTGGCGCCATTGACCAGGCCGACGATCTCGCCCTCGGAGATCAGGTCAACGATCCGCGCGAACGACTTTGACCGCAGGGTGCTCATGCCTCGATGTCATCCACTGATAGGCCGGCGCTAATGACCGCGCTGCCAACAATCAGCCGACCGTATCCGATCGGCACCGGGTGTCCCTGCGATGTCGTGTTGACAGCGCCGTCGAACACATATGACGGTTCGGTGGCGTCTGCGACACCAGGGGAAGGTGGCGTCGGTGCGAGCAGCTGCGAGATGCCCCCGAGTGCAAGCGAGACACCAATGCCGAATGCGACCTGGCCGATCAGGCCCGAGAATACGAGCCCTTGGCCAGCCACCAGTGCGACGCCGCCGGTAACGAATGCCGCCGCTAGAATAGCGCCACCAATCAAGATGCTGGCGAGCGGACTTCCGCCACCAGCGCCAGCGATCACCGGAACGATCTTGATCGTCTGTCCAGCTGGGTCATGCAACTGGTCCAGGTTCACCGCGTCCCGGTTCGACAGGATCCGATAGCCGACGTTCCGCTCGTGGCTGCTCGACAGGAATCCAGCAAAGTCCCGGAAGTTCGCGCACAGCGCTCGAATGGCTTCGGCCGGAGACCGAACATCGAGTCGGTGCATCCGGCCGAACCTCTTTCCCAACTCACCTTGAAGGATGATTGTCCGCATGTCTCAGCACGTGCGTCACTCGGCGCCGCCATTGATCGTCGAATATGTCCCGGCCCGATAAGCGGCCGCGAACGTGATGCAAGATCACATTATCCCCCAAATAGACCGCGGCATGGTTCGGAACTTTGCTTGCAGCCCGCATCAGAAGCGCGTCGCCAGGCTGCAGCTTGGCCAGCGGTATCTCGTGAAACCCTTCATCGGCAAAGTGCTGCGAGTATAGATCATCGCCCCGAACCCACCACTCCTCGGCCCGGTCGTAGTCTGCCAGATACAGCGAGGAATTGATCCTGTACCAATCCTGTATCAGTGTGTAACAGTCTGATACACCGTGAACCCATTCGCGGCCGGTCAGCGCCGGTGTGTACCCGGCTGGCTCGAGGTAGGCCCAGCGGTTTTCGGGCACCCGCACGATGTGCCAGGGTAAGCCACTCGCCACGCAAGCCTGTTGATCGATGAGGCTCGGCGACTCGGGCATGTTCGGGTGACTGTGAACGACCGCCAGGATCTCGCCGGCGTCGCACGCCCTGGCGTAGTCCTTCGGGTCCAGCACAAAACACTGCGCCGCGTTCGATATGTTGTCGCACGGGTGATACACCGCGCCACGGCTCGCCTTGACGACCAGCCCGCACGCCTCGCGCGGATACTCGGCCATCGCGTGCTCGTAGGCGTCGGCTTTCACCGGGTGAGCCCCGCCGACGGGAACGCTCCAAAGGGAAGCGGCGCGTACTGACCGAATCGCAGCTTGCAGCTGGACAACCGCTTGCCGCAGGCATCGAGCGCGAGCGATCCGACGACCTGGTCGGAGGTGTTCCAGTAGTTCGTTCCCGCGTATCCGCACTCGGTGCCGCGGTACCTCCAGGTGCAGACGTTCTGGATGATCTGCCTGCGCGGTAGCTGGACACCGGCCACGTCGAACGCGGCCGCCAGCTCGAACTCGACTACGTCGCGAGTCTCGGTGACCTTGCGATCGATGAAAAATATGTCATCTGGAAACTCGGCTGCCGGATCAGCAGTCGGGTTTATGCCACTGAAGTTCGCTGAGTCCAAATACTTTGCAAGGGTTCGCTTGCGTATCACTTTAGCGCCCAGGAGGTCATCGTAAGTGAGCACCAAAAGGCTAATGGCTCCGGTGATGTTGGCGACCTGCATCTTGGGTCTCGGCAGCTGACCATTGCCAGAGTAATCGAATCCCGATGCGCGTACAGGGAACGCGGTATAGGTTCGGCCTTGCCAAACAATATTCTGGCTTAGTCCATTTGTGCCAGCATGGAAACGAAGCAGATCGCCGCCGAATGCGGTCGCGTCCAGCTCAAAAAGTTCCACAATTGCACTAGGCTCAAGTTTCTGTAACTCAGCGGCGATGCCCTCGAAACTTGTTTCTGTGGCGCCAATAAACAGAAGCATGATTACCGCTTGCCTCGCTTATAAGCCGTTGGAACAGTCAATGCTGCTCTTACTGGATTTCGAAGCGGTGTCCTGCGCATGGTTAAGCCGCGGTGTAGCTGCTGTTGAGCATGAAAGCACCTTGCAACGTGGCGCCATTGACATATACGACCCGGTAATATCGCGTCACGACAGGCACCGACAAAATGACTGGTGAGTTTGCGGCCACCGCAGTGTCAGACGTGGCGCGTCGCCAGGTCGTATTGTCGTTACTCATCTCGATGCGAATGTTACCCGCTTGATCAGCAAAAACTGTCGCGTTGAATGCGGCATACGGCTGGACACTTCCTGCTGCAATGGCAACGTCCCGCGCTGTGCCAGTGAAGGTCGCACTAGCAGCCAAAGCCGTGGTGCTTTCGTTGTAGAAAACATTCGCGCGATTGGTCACCAACCAGGGCGTCGTGTTGGCCGTGCTGCCAGGCTGAACCGTCCAGGTTCCAGACTGTGATACGGCATGAGTTGGGATCGACGGGTTGGGCTCAAAAGCAAACGGAGATGGGGAAATCCGTATTTGCGCAGTACCAGAGGTATAGGTGCTGCACCGCACCCGGAATGAGTCAAAACCGGCCAACCCGGCACGCCAAACTCTCGACGTATTGGTCAAGGCGCCCGAAGTTGTCTCTGAAACATTGGAGTCGGAGCGGACCGCCAAAATCGAATACCAGGTCGTCCCTGAGTCATCCGAGGCTTCAAAGACGAAAGTTCCAGAATACGTCCCCTTGATCGAGAACGTCACACTAGCCGCGTCTGCGCGTCCGGTCGTCGTAACGCTGGTAGCTGATGCCAACGTTCCTGTCGTGACAGGTAATGGATTTCCAGTGATTACCGTCTGAACGTGGACAGTATCTGCGCCCTCTGTGCGGGTATACGTGTCGACCTTGGCATTCGACAGGGTTGATGGCAGGCCAATGTTGGACATCGTTCAAGCTCCGATCAAGGCTCGTAGACACGGGTGAACTGCGCCGTGACTGTATTTAGGTTGTTGCGGTCAAGAGACTTCGTCCACTCGCGGCATACTACGCGAATGGCTGTCAGTTCAGTCGGTGGCGTCCAGTCAAAAGCCTCGACACCGGCGCGAGCCTCAAGGAATGAAAGGATCGATGACGTTTCGCTGTCTGTGCGGTTTTGGAATTGCAGATCCCAAAGATCAGATCTTGCGTTGATCCCTTCGGCTTGCCTTTGTTCATAGCCATCGCCGAAGCTCGCCACTCGCACGCGCGGCTTGTACGCTGCCTTGGCGCCGAAGTCAGGGGTCCATGTGAAAGTTGCCATTTACGCTGCCGCCAGCAGCCCGCCGGGCCGCTTCTGGTTGATCAGCTCAGCCTTGACGACCCCGGCGATGATGCGGCCCAGCTGGCCTGCGCCGTCGTTGCTCTGCACGGTCGTCGAGCCCGACTCGACGTTGACATTGACCACGACATCGCCGCCGCCGCCTTGCATCGTGACCGGGATCGACCGGCCGTCGGGCAGCGGAACGTAAGCCTCTGGCATCGAGCCCTCGCCGAATAGTGCGACCTGCGGGCTGGTGGCGATACCGCCTCGTGCGTAGCGCTTGAGCGGCATATCGCCCGATGGCCCCATAATGCCGCCGTTCGCAAAGCCTGGGATGGCGCCGAACCCGGGCCCGGATGCGAACATTCCGCCGATCGCCCCGAACAGCGGTTTTGTCAGCGTTTGATATGCCACCATTTGGATGATGTCTTTAATGATAGATCGGGCTAGATCACTGAATGAGTTCTTGGCTCCCATCGCAAAGTCCGCAACAGCATCTGCGCTGGACTTGCCCCAGCCTTCAATGGCCCTCTGAAGCTCCTTAAAAACATCAGTGCCCTTATCCTCGATCTTATCAAACTCCTCGTTGGCCTTGAAGATCGCTCGCTGATAGGTGTCGAAATCGATGATCTTTTCTTTGAGCAAAAATGCAAGCCGTGTTTCTTCGGCAGCCAATCGTTCTACAGCAGTGCGCGTCTCGTCGTATACGCGCTTGCCTTCCTGCTCTAACTTCAACCGATCCATTACGAGGCGCTTTGACTCCTCGTCCTTTCGCTTTCGCATCTCGGTTGCTCGTTTTTCCTCTTCGGTCCGCATTCTTTCCTTTTCGCGCAACGCTTCGACAGCATTAAGCCGCTCGCGCAATGCAGTGAGCTCCTCATCTGTCATTCCGATGCGCATGCCCAACACCATCTGATACGCGAGCTCGCCTTGCGTCAGCTTCGTGATTTCATCATCAAGACGCTGCAGCATTTCTGCGCGCTGCCGAGAACGCTGCTCCTCTTCCTGCGCAACACGCTTACGCTCGCTTTCTAACTCAATCTCATCTTTGATGTCCGCCTGGTTCTTAGCTGCTCGTTCGGCTTGCAACGCAGATGATCTTTGCTGCAGCCGCTCCACTTCTCGCAGCGCTTCCAGTTGATCCCGAAGCGATTGCAATTCCGGACTGTCATCGGGAACTTTCTGACCGCGCATTTGCATCAGTTCGCGCATCCGAGCGACAGCTGACAGCCGCTTTTCAAGATCCGCAATCTGATCTTGGGTTGTCGTCTCCCGGCCGATATTCAGCATTGAGTTCCAAGCCGAAGAAGCCGCATTCTTGGTTGCAATCCAAGCTCGCTCAAGCGAACCAAGATTGACTGTCCTCTGACCCAGTGCGTTTGTCAGCGCATCTGCAGCAACTTGAGCGGCCTGATCCGCCTTGCCTTGTTCCTCGAGCAGCTTGATGTATTTGTATTGCTCAACGCTCAAGAAGTTGTACATCTTGTTGGTGCTGACAGCCCAATCAGAAACGCCGTCACGCATGTTGGCAAACACCTTGATGACTTCTTCAGAGGTCTGCCCACTAAGCTGCTGCAGCTGGGCCATTGCCCTTGCAATAGCTTCAGTTGACTGCGGACCAGACCCTGACTGAACCGCGCCCATCAAGAAACCACGAGACGCCAGCGCGCTTGCACCCGTAGCCGCCGAAATTGCTTCGGCCATGCGGTTGTAGTTGTCAGCAGTCATTCCGGCAAAATTGCCAGTGACGGCGATCGCCCTCGAAAACTCCCTGCTCTCGGTGTACCCGGCGACAAATGCAGCAGCAACAGAACCAATTGCGCCAGCTAGGGCACCAAATCCGACCGTTGCGGGTGTAATGAAAGACGTGACACCACGCAACGCGTTGCCCACGCTACCAAACTGCGTCGTGATCTGGGATCCCTGCTGCAACAGCACCATGAGCGGGCTTTGCCCACCCGCCAAAGACACAGCAATGTCCTGAAATTGCGCCGGCAGCTGGCTCATCGCCTGGCGCATCTGGCGAGAGCTGATTTCGCCCTGCTGCCCCATGCGCTTTAAGTCGTTGGTTAGCTTCTCAACCTGCTGGCCGCCAGTAACACCGGCGGTGACACGAAGGGCAACCGCCATATCTAGAGCCATGTCAGCCCCCCCGATTGTTCAGCACTTGAAGCGCTGCTACTTCCATCGCCTGCAGGTCGTTCATCATCGCCGCCTGATCCGCTACAGAGTAGATTCTAAACAAAGCCTCGGCAGCTTGATAGTTGAGCCCCAGATATGCCGGTCCCGCGATGACGTTCCATTGCGTTTGCAATCGCATGAACATCACCACAGTGTCGGCGTTATCCTCCCAGACCCCGAAATCTGTATCGGTATCCGGCAACCCCTGGACGACTTGAAGCGGTGCCCCGAATGCTGCCAGATCGTCCGCTGATTCATCGATGACGCCACCCCGCGCCCAGTGCCGAGCGGCGTCCGTTAGTTTTTTCTCTTTGCTCCAGCCATAGACTGGAACAGCGCCATCACGATCGACGCAGCCACCATCGGGATGTCCAGCAGCTGATCAAGCGCGGCCTCGGAGTAGGGCACCGGGTTCTCGCCATCGGTCACCCCAGACCAGCCGACCACGACCTCGCGCACCAGGTCCACGTCGCGGATCTCGCTGCGTTCGATCTGGCCGCGGATCTCCTCAAGGCGCGACTGGCTCAGCCGCTTGAATTCCGCGTCAAAGGTCGCCTTCTCGGTTCGACCGCCGTCGACCGGCAGCTCGACGGTCACCGGCCAGGTGTAGCTTGTTGGTTGAATGATCTTGAACATTAGGTGACCACGATCGAAATTTCGTCATTGCCGGCGGTGCTTGGCACGAATGTCATCGGTACCGACAACATATGGATGCCGTTAGTGTCTTGATAAGTAGGCGATGCGACCGAAACCCGACTCGATGTGATCTGAACTCGGTTGCCTGCGGCCGTGCCATGTGTAACCTGAAAATTCCCGAGCGCTGTTCCGATACCAGCCGCAAAGAAATCTTTTCCGGCAATCGTCGGCGCCTCAAAAACCACGTTTCCAGTGACCTGGCGATCCGTCATCAGCACGTCCTCGGCGCCCACCAGCATGCGATAGTTCACCGCGTTGCCGTAGTTGATCTCGACCGACTGCATCGCGCCGGAAAATGAAAACAACTGGAAGCCCGTCGTGTTGTCCGAATTGGCCGCGAGCGGAGTTTGGAATGCGGTATACGTCGCCGCCGGCAGCGCGGTGTCGGTCGGTGCGTTGTACAGGCCCGTGAAGCTGAACCGGTACACCGGGATCTGGCCCACCTGCAGGCTGATCTGCACATTGCCGCGAGCGCCGGTCACCTTGTGGAGCACGCCGTCGACGTTGTAATAGATCGTCACCGACCCGAACGACGCGGACACCGGCGCATAGGTCACCGACACGCCCGCCGAGGTCGTTGCGGCCATACCACAGGCGAGGAGCAGCGGGCCGTAAGCCGGAGCCGTGCCAGCAGCGCCGGATCCAGCGACCTCGACCTCAAACTCGCAGGTCACATGCGCGCCGGACACCAGCTGTTCGCTGGCGCCCAGGTACGGTCGCACCAGGTCGCGGCCGACTCGCTCGGAATTCTGCGGCGTGATGGAGAGGTTCCGCACCAGGATCGCGTTGGCGGCCCCGGTGGGAGTTGGATCCGTGCCGTAGGTAACTTCGGTTTTTGCGAGAATGATTCGCTTGCGACTGAGTAGGGGCATGTTGACCTCGCGCTCTGATGCGTAATTTTAACCCAGCACGTTGAGTGCTGTGCGATATGTGACAGTGTATTCGATGCTGACCACGCCCGCAGGCTGATCAGCCTCGAGCATTTCCCAGCTTGTAGTGCCTGGCACGATGTCCGTGACGTATCCGCCAAGCGTGGTGTCAGCGAGTAGCCGCTGGTGGATGTCCAGAACGATCGGATCCGCGACCTGGTCGGGAACCGGCGCCCGAACGATCACCGCGACCCGCACGGCCATCGTCCACTGCAGGGTGCCCAGCGTGTCTTGGCTCGCAGCGTCTGACACCGGCTCGACGACGATCGCCGGAGACTCAGATCGTGCCAAAGGCTCAACTCGAGAACGGTATACGCGGCCCGAGACGTTTGCTGTTGGCTGCAATAGCGTCACAATCTGAGACAGGATGGTTTCGCGCTTCGTCGGCATTATGTCTTCTGAAGGTAAACCGTTGCGAAGGCGCCATCGTCCTGCAGTCGTACCTCGCGCACCGTGTAGGCAGCGCCTGCCACGGTCAGCGAGTCGCCATATTTCAAATTTGGATACACGCTGGCCTTGACGGTCAGCGCGTAGTCAGTCGTGATGACCATGCCGCCCGCGATCACCTCGCTGGGCATGTCTAGGATCCCCGTCGTCGCCGTCGTGCCATTGGTGACGGCCACCGCGAACTCGGCGGTCTGCAGGAATACGTCGAGGTTCTCAGTCAGCGGCACGCTTGCGGCCCTTGCGCTTGACGGGCTCGGCCACGGGCTCCTCGGTGACGGCCACGTCGACCGCCTCGATCGCCTTGCCCAGCTGGATCAGCAGCGCGGCGTCGCGGTCAGACAGTTCCTCGACGGATCCCTCTCGGACCCTGCGGCCGTCTGCCATTGTCGTTCGAGTTATCAGCACGCGCATGTGAAAAAACGGGCCAAGGTTATCCCTCGGCCCGTCCCTGCTCAGTTATCAGGCAATGTCGGCGTCGCCGTAGCAGAACGAAACCGCGTTCCGCACAGCGATGTCCACGTCTTGCAGCGCGACGACGCGGACCGTGCCAGCGGTCGAACCCGAGTAGGGGTCAACCATCAGATCGAGACCGGACCACATGCCGACGAGGAGGTCGGCGAAGTTGCCGAAGAACACATCGCCAGCGGTGACCTGGTTCGAGGTCTCGGTGCGATAGCCGTTGACCGTGTTGCCCGGCTCCCACACGAACTGAGCCGTGTTGGTGGCCTTCTCGGTCGTCTTGAGCGCACCGCGCTGGGCCGGGTTGAACAGGTAGACCAGCGAGCCGAGGTCGGCGTTGTCGATCGCGACTTCGCTCTCCATCGCCACCAGCTCCGCGAACGTCGGGTTCGTCGCCGCGAAGTCCTTGGTGTTGACGCCGGACTGGTTCTTGATGCCGGTCGGCTGGTTGCTGGCGCCGCTGCCGTAGAGCGCAGCAGTGTCAACGGCCAGGGCGATCACGGCGGCCAGGTCGCGGCGCACCATCGCCTCAACGTCGATCGAGGACTGGATCAGCAAGCGGCGGCTGATGTCGGTCCAGGCGCCGACGGTCTTGGGCGACATCGTAACCTGCGCGAGCGTCTGCTGGCTCTCGGTCGGAGCGTTGTTCTCAGCGACCCAGTAGGCGGTCGCAGCGGCCGACTGCTTAGGGATCGCCACGTTGCCAACGAGACCGGACATCATGGTCGCGCCAGCACGCATCACGATCGCGCGGTTGCGCAGCATCTCGATGAACGAGTCAGCCATCAGCTCGGTGGCAACGGTAAAGCCGCCAGCGTTGTTGGTGCCAGCGGTCAGGTCGCGCTTGTGGCGCAGGATCTCGCTGGGAATGAACAGGCCGCGGCTGGCCTTGCCGGCAGCCTTGGCACCCGCCTCAGACACCTCACGCTCGAACGCGGCAGCGTCCCACGCGGCACGGTCGCCGGGGTTCGCCAGCGCATTCATGGCGCGGAGGAACGAGTATTCGCGGACTTCCTTTTGGCTCAGTCCGATGTCGGCTTCTTTGCCGGTGACAGGCTTCTGTTCCACTTGGATATTCTCCAGAAATGCGGCGCGGGCCTCGTCGAGACCTTTGCCAGAATCAATAAGGGTGCGGGCCAGCTCGGGCAGCTTGTGCCGTTCGCCCAGCGCGCTGATGGCGGCAATACGCGAACGTTCGGCTTCGGCAGCCTGCGTCGCAATCACCTCGACATCGATGTGTTGCTCGGACATGGGTAAATCCTCGGAGGGTTGATCCGCAGGCTGTGCGGGTTCAGGCTCAGCGCGCGTCAGATTGATCGCACGCATTTCGCTGGTCTCGGCCCGCCCGACGCCGACCGTCGGATCTGCAGGGATCGTCACCATCGAAATCTCGTAGGGCTCCCAGCGGGTCGCCCGGTAAACACTGCGGCCGTCGACCTTCTCCTCGACCATGTCGACGATCCGGTATCCGAACGACACATTGCGCAGGATCCCGTCGTTGACCATGCCCAGCACCTCGTCGGCGCGGGAAGTCTTGGCGAAGCGAACCTTGGCATAGCCGCGCTTGTCCTTGTCGATCCAGGACCGCTCGACGACGCCGATGATCTCGTCCGTGTTGTGATTGAACAACAGAGGAGCGCCATCGTTCAGCCGCGCCAGGTCGGCGGCCTTCTCGCCGTGCGAGAGCACCTCATCACCGAACCAGCGTTCGACCGGCAGCTCGCTCGAAAATGGGAACTCGATCGTGCGCGATTCCGTGTCGACCTGGATCGAATCCGTCGCTGCGGCGCGGGTGAGCGCCGGAAGTTCGAGTTTGTCCATTAGTCCCCCAGTCTACTTGCAGCGAATTATACCGCGAAGTTAGGATTCACTGACATCGTCTGACTCGGCTGCATCTTCGGTGACATCCTGCGCCTGTGTTGCACCGTTGCCCGCCACCTCGTGCGGGTCCGTGTCCAGTACGATTCCAAGCTGCTCGGCCATGTCCAGCTCGCGCCGGCGCTGCTGCATGAGATCCTCAAGGTCGCCGCCCTGCGACGCCACCACGTCAGACAGCGTTGTAAATCCGCAACGCACCGCATCCTTGTAGGCAGACATTTCCTTGGCAGGGTCGACCCACTGCCAGCCGCGCGGGATCCAGCGCACCGCCCGGAACGGCTCCGGGTTTGTCTCGTACTGCGCGAGCTGCAGGTCGCCCGACAGCACGGCCAGGTCCAGCCACTCCTCGAACACCCGGCGATGGAAGCACTCGATCATCCAGCTCTGCAGCACCCGCCACTGGTCGCGGTCGTCCAGCAGCGACAGCCTCGAGCTCGAATAGTTCGACTCTGAATAGTCCCGGCTCAGTGTCGCATACGATACCCCGATGCCGGCCGCCATCGACCGCAGCATCGCCCGCACGAACGGCTCGTACTGCCCGCCCGGCCGCGTCGGCTTGCTCTCGGTGTAGGTCTCGCCAGGCAGAAGACGCTCGATCTTGCCAGGCTCGAACGTCGTCACCGGCTGGTCGTCTTGCGTGCCATCCTGCATCGCGTCGTCCTCGGGCGACGTGATGAACCCCATCCGGCAGGCTTCCGCGCGGGCCGCGATGACCTCGGCCTCGGTGTAGCCGTTGAGATGGTGCATCCGCATGATCGCCGAGGCGATCCACGGGAACCCGCGGGTCTGGCCCGGCCGCTCCTGGCGGTACAGGTGGATCACCTGGTCGGCCGGCACCCGGACCGTGCGCGTGTCGAGCGTGCCCGACACCGCCAGCGGATAGTCGCCGGGATGCTGGACCTTGAAGTGATACCCCAGCGGCCGGCCCCATTGGTCCCGCTCGACACCCATGCGGATCTCGTTCCCGGTGCCCTTGGCCATCTCCGTTAGGTCAACGTCCAGCCGATCGGCCTCGATGATCTCGAGCCCCAGCGGCACGCGGCTGCCGCCGAACTGCTGGCGCACCATCCGCACAAACACCTCGCCAGACTCGGCAACCGACCGGATGGCCAGCCGCTCAATGTCCGAGAACGACAGCAGCCCAGCGACGTGGCAGTGCCGCGCCCGCTTCCAGCGATCCCAGGCCGCCTCGATCGCCGAGTTCGTTGCGTCGTCCATCCGCCCGCCGCGGCGCATCCGCACCGAAGCCTGCATCGTGATGCCCTGGCCGATGACGTTGTTCTCGATGACCCGCAGCGCGTTGCGGACGTAGTCGTTATTCTGCGCCAGGTCACGCGAGCGCTGGCGCATGGTCTTGAGACCCTTGCGCAGATCAGCGTCCAGCGAGTTCGTGCTCGTCACCCAGTCGGACACCAGCCGGTCATACTGCGCCGCCTGGAACTGACGAACCCGCCGCACCTCGGCCTTACGCTTGAACCAGTCACGCCACCCCATGTCAGCCCCCAAACCGGACGTACACCGCCCGGCCACTGTCCAGCCCCTTGGCGATCCGCTCGGCCCGCTTCTCGCGTGCCACGTCGGCCTTGAGTTTCGATTCCAGCGAGATCAGGTCAGCCATCGGGATCTTCTTCAGACTGCGATTGCCGATCGTGTACTCCTGCGCCCCGTTGCCGCCGTTCAGCCGGCCCCGCATCTCGGCCTGCACGGCCTCGAGGTCGATCTGTGCCTGGCTGCGGCCGTCGTAGTGATTGCCCGCCGCGCCAATGTTGCCGATGATGGTGAGCGAACCCTGCTCGAGCGTAAACCGCTCGCCGGCCTTCGCGACGTAGAGCTGGAACCAGTGCGGATCCCGCGTCAGCGCTGCGGTCTGCGCCGTCGATAGCGTGAAGTTCCAGCCGCCGGATCCGTCCGCGACACCGGTGATCGACAGTGCATCATTGCCCGAGTCGTGCTTGAGCACGAACGTGCCCACCCAGCTCTGATTGCTGGCGTAGTCAGGCGTCGCCGGGATGTTGAACTTGACGGTATCGCCGGCGTAAATCGACGTTGGAACGCCCATGCGTCACCATTGCGTGAGGAAGTTTCCCCGTATTCTACGCTGAACCGGCTTTTTCTGCTCTTGCTGCGGCGTGACTTTCTCAGTCTCGGGCGTGATCTTGAGTGATCGCTCCAACTGCTCCCAAACCGTGCGCCTGTTGTACCGCGTCAGCATGAGCTGCAGCGCTGCGTAAGCGTAGACCGCGCAGTCCAGCGCTTCGTTCCTGGCGCCCGACTTCTTGATCCACTCGCGGACCGGAAAGCCTTTGACGTACCGGGTGATCTGCTTCTCGGCTGTAATTTGCTCGAAGAACCCCTCGGGCAGCTCGCCGTGAAAGTGCAGGTATCCCGGCCCCGGCTCGTTGAGCTTCATCCGAGCGTACAGTGTGCCCTTGATCGTGTCCGAGCCCACCGGGTAGACCTCAGCCGCTCCCTTGATGACGCGACCCTTCCAGTTGAAATCGACCTTGCTGGCCTTGCCGATCGGCGGCTTTCCACGCTGCGATTGACCCTTCACCGCGACGATGCCGTGCTGCTTGCGGTCGCGGCAATAGGCGTACACCTCGCTCGTGAAGTGCCCGCCTGAGTCCACCGCGGCGGCTGCGATCTTCAATGGCTCGGCCAGCTCGTGCGCCACCGGCTTGAGTAGCACCTCGTCCAACTGCTGCCAGACCTTCGGCTGCGATGGGTCGCCGAATATCTCCATGTGGTCGATTGCCCAGCTCTCCTCGCCTTGCCCCCAGCCGTACAGGCTCACTGCCAAACGGTTGTCTTGGACATCGACCCCCGCCGTCACGGCCAGCACCCGCGCAGGCGCCACTCCCGCCTGGTAGAACTCGACCCGCTGCTGCAGGTCCGAGGCGCCCAGCTTGGCCGAATAGTCCTCCTCCCAGGTCTCGCCCAGCACCGTGTTGACAAAGGTCTTGAGTAGCGCCGCGTCCGACTTCGCCGCCAGGAACTCCGCGACGATCTCCGACCACGATTTCCAGCCGAGCGGGCTGTACAGCGACGACAGATGAAACCCCGCCGTCCGTCCGTCGCTTGCCGCCGTCGGTCGCCATTCGCCCGCGGCCAGCATCTCCGACTTGTGCCGCTCCTCGATGAGCACGCCGCACTCCTCGCAGGCATAACAAGCCGTCTGCGGGTCGTCATCGTGCCACTTGATTTGCGCCCAGCGCAGCCACTGCTTGTGGCCGCAGTGCGGGCAGGGGACGAAATAGCGACGCTGGTCTGATGTCAGGAACTCCCGCTCGATCCGGCTCACGTCCTTGATCGTTGGCGTCGAGCACAAGTACACCTTGCGCCTCGAGAACGTCGTCGTCCGTTTCTCGGCGAGCTGGACTGGGTCGCCTTCACCATCGACATCCGATGGATATGCGTCGACCTCGTCCAAAAACAGGTACCGCACCGGCATCGATCGGAGCCCAGCGGCCGAGTTCGCGCCGGTGATGATCAGCACGCCGCCCTGGAATTCCTTCGTCATCATCGAGTTGCCGCCGTCCCGGCTCGCGTTCGCGGCGATCCGCTCGTGCAGGATCGGCGTCTCCTCGATCATTGGCGCCAGGCGTTGCTTGCTGAACCGCTTCGCGGTGTCGACCGTCGGCTGGACCAGGAGCATCGGGCCCGGCGCGTGGTGGATGACGTAGCCCAGCCAGTTGTTGCCGGTCTCAGACTTCCCAACTTGGGCGCCGGCCATAAACACGACACGCTGTACCGGGCTGTTCGAGCCCAGGCAGTCGAGGATCTCGCGCAGGTATGGGGTCCGCTCGGTACGCCATCGGCCAGGCTCGGCGGATGCTTTCTGGCTGAGCATCCGGTGCTGGTCGGCCCAGCTGCTGACCGTATGGTCGGGGTCAGGCGTCAGCCCAGCGCGGAACGCTTCCCGGTAGACCAGTGCGCCGTCATTCAAGTTTCATGTCCTCGAGCGCCCGGCGGATCTCGTGCGTGAGCCGCTGATGCACCTTGAACTGGTTGGTCTCAGCGGCCAGCTCGGCGGCCACCCGATCGGGGATGTTCAGCATCGCGTCCCGCACCAGCCTGGCCACGCGGAACGCTTCCCGCTTGGCGGCCTCGGCCTCGACTAGCTTGCCCTCGCGCTCCTCGAGCTCGAGCTGGGCAAGCCGGGCCTTGAACCGTTCGTGCTGGGCACGGGCTGCCGCGTAGCTGATCGGTTGATCATCATCACCGGCGTCGACCGCTGCTTCGGCGATCTTGCTTTCAACGTGCCTGACCTGCGCAGGGTAGCCACGGCCGTTATCCGTGTTCTTGTTCCATTCGCGATCGGCAAGCTCGGCGTCAATGGCGTAGCTCTTGCCGTTGCGCGTGACCGAGTCGACCAGGCGTTTGTCGCGGATCGCAGCAAGCACGGCGGTTGAGCTAACACCCCGGTGACGGGCGTACTGATGAGCAGAGAGAGGAGTAGCCATTGGCAGGTAATTGACCGATCAGTCACTAGAGTAGCATCGCGGTCGCGCGTCACC